ATTACCTATTCTATTTCTTATTTATGTTCCATAAAAGATTCTTTAAACCTTTGCATCCAGAAAAATACTCTGGAGATCCGACTAATATCATAATGCGATCTAGTTGGGAGACCCGATTCGCTTCTTGGTGTGATAAAAACCCAAGTATAGTAAAATGGCAGTCAGAAGAAACTGTCGTTCCATATCGCTGCCCAACTGATAACAGAATACATCGGTATTTTGTTGATTTTCAAATTCAAGTATTACAAACAAATGGTAAATTAAAGCGATATTTGGTTGAAGTAAAACCAGCTAAACAATGTTCTCCACCTGTGTATCCTGGAAAACAAACTAAGCGTTATCTAGCTGAATCTGTTACATATATTAAAAATCAAGCAAAATGGAAAGCAGCAACCGAATATGCTAAAGATCGTGGATGGGAATTTAAAATTATAACAGAAAAAGAACTTGGGCTTACTTAACCTAAATAAAGAATATGGCTATTAAGAAACCAATTCAAGACGTTTTTGACCAAAATAAATACGATCTCTTAACTGCGGTAAAGAGATCTAGAGGTTGGTTTGAAAAACAAGTTGCCGCAATGGCTCAGCAAAACATCACTCCCAATAAAGTGTTGAAGGGTGAGCCATCAGATATGCGAACTTCAATTGTTCCAGGGTCTTTGTATATGTATATTTATGACCCAAAAACCAAAGAAGATTTGCCATATTATGATAGATTCCCTTTGGTATTTCCTTTTAGAAAAACCCAAGATGGTTTCTATGGATTAAATATGCATTATTTACCATACGATTTACGTATTAAATTGCTTGATCAACTTCTAGTTTTTAAAAGCAATAGTCGTTGGGATGAAACAACAAAGATTAAATATAGCTGGGCATTAATAGATGGCGTTTCCCGTTTTGCTCCAGCGAAACCTTGCGTGAAGCAGTATTTAAATGGTCATGTAAGAAGTCAATTTAGACAAATCTATTCAGAGGATTGGGCAACTGCTATGTTATTACCAGTTGAAAGATTTGTTGGTGCATCTAAACAACAAGTCTGGTCAGAATCCAGAAAAATTACAAGAAGAGCATAATGGCAAACTCTCCAATAAACGATTTTATTTCTTCAATTAAAGCTAATGGTCTTTCTAGAACAAACCGATATGCGGTAATGTTTGGAAATACACCATGGGCAGAATCAGCATTAACAAAGAATACAGTATTATTTTGTGACCAAATCCAGTTGCCTGGAACAAATTTTAATACAACTGATATGAGAACATATGGCGAAATTAGAAAAGCACCATATGAAAGATTATATGAAGACATTAATATGTCGTTTTATGTTGATACTGATATGTCTGTAAAATTATTTTTTGATTTTTGGATGGAACATATTCAAAATCCAGTTTCTCGTAATTTTAATTATTATGAGAATTATACTTCAGATATTGTTATTGAAGTTCAGGATTTACAAAATCAAACAAGATATAATATGAAAATGTTTGAAGCATTTCCAAAAAGTATTGGTGCAGTTCAGATGGATTATAATGCCAAAGATGTTATGAAGTTATCTGTTAATTTTGCCTACAAATATTATCACGTCGGAGCATTAGAAGGTCTTCAACAACAAGATGTTATTGGATATCCAGGAGTAAATGATCTCAGTCATGACCCATTAAATGTTCTAACAAATAGATTACAAAATTTTGCTATCGGTTCTATCGGTGCATATGGTGTTTCTAAAATACCGTCATTAACTAAAAATTTACCATCAATAAAGTTTTAAGGAATTAAAATGGCAGAGAAAAAGGAAAAAGACGAAGATTGGATGCAAAAGAAATGGCGTCCAGCTATGGGCTGGATGTATATGTTGATATGTCTATTAGACATGGGCATATTTCCAATTCTTTGGGCAGTTGTTCAAACATTAAATCACCAACCATTAATTCAATGGAATCCATTAACTCTCCAGGGTGCTGGTTTATTTCATATAGCAATGGGAGCAGTTTTAGGTATTAGTGCGTTTGGTCGCACACAAGAAAAATTAGCAGGTACTGCGGCAAATCCAACAGCTACTTCACAAACTATGACAAACAATACAAATATGTCAGGTGTTCCTAGCGGGATGCAAGGTGGTATGGGTGGTGCTGGAGGATTTGGTGGAAATACAGGAATGGGTGGTGCTGGAGGATTTGGTGGATCAACAGGTGGTTTCGGAGGAGCAGGAAATGGCGGATTCGGTGGTTCATCAATGGGCAGCACTCCAGCATTTGGCGCATCTACGCCAGGAGGATTCGGTGGGGGTGGTTTCGGTAGTTCACCAAGTCCAGCGCCAGCAGCAGGCGCAGGTGGGTTTGGTAGTCCAGCAGCAACAGGCGCAGGTAGTTTTGGAAGCGCACCTACAACAACTCCAGCGCCAGCAGCAGTAACCCCTGTTTTACACCCCAGTGACCCACAAACAAGAAATACTAGAAACGATCTATAAATATGAAAATTGATGATACATTATCAGAGGTGTTTAATATGACACCTCCAAAATCTAAATGTGAGGTAAGCGAAGTGATTGATAATACTACTGGTGAAATTCTACAAACACCAGAAAGTAAAATTGAAACCGACTACGAAACTACTAGAGCAAATCTGCGCGAGCTTCTTATTACTGGACAGAATGCTTTATATTCTGCTCTTGAAGTAGCTAAACAATCTGAACATCCACGTGCTTTTGAGGTTGTGGGTAATCTTATGAAACAATTGGCTGATGTAAACCAACAACTATTAGATATACATCAGCAAAAACAAAAATTAGATGCACCAAAGAAAGGTGCTGATAAAGTAACGAATAATGCTATCTTTGTTGGTAGCACTGCTGAGTTGAATAAGTTAATTAAGAATATGTCTAAAGGAGAATAATTATGGCATTGCCAGTAATGAGTACACCAATTTATAATTTGGTGATACCTTCTACTAAAAAAAGTGTTAAGTATCGTCCGTTTTTAGTAAAAGAAGAAAAGGCAATTTTAATTGCGCAACAAAGTGAAGATACTGTTATTATGGTAGATACGCTTAAGAGTGTAATCAGATCTTGTATTTTAGATAAAATTGATCCAAATGATTTAGCTACATTTGATCTTGAGTATATCTTTACTCAAATTCGAGCAAAATCTGTTGGTGAAACTGTTGAACTATTATTTCCGTGTGATAATGACCATGGGGATCAAAACGATAAAGCCAAGGTAAAGATCTCAATTGATTTAACTAAAATTTCTGTTGAAACTCCAGAAAATCATAATGCAAAAATAGATTTATTTGGTGATGTTGGTATTGTAATGAAATATCCAACAATTGAAATTATGAGTAAGTTAGAAAAAACTGATACTGATGATCTAGATAATATTTTTAATATTATAGCTGAGTGTGTAAATTATATTTACGAAGGCGATAAACTACACTACGCTAAAGAACAAAAGAAAGAAGATCTAATTGAATTCTTGGGTAATCTAAATTCTGAGCAATTTATAAAAGTCCAAGAATTCTTTTCAACTATACCAAGGATTAAAAAAGATGTTGAATACGACTGTCCAATATGTGGCAAACATCATATTAAAACCTTGGAGGGAATGCAAAGTTTTTTTTAATTAATCTCTGCCATGAAAGTCTAGCGAATTATTATAAAATGAATTTCGCTTTGATGCAGTACCACAAATACTCTCTAGCAGAGATTGAAAATATGATTCCTTTTGAAAGAGAAGTTTACGTTGCTATGTTAATACAGTATTTAGAAGAAGAAAAACAAAGAATAGAAACAAACAAGAGATAAACTAAAATGGCAAAACGCACAGGTAACAGTTCAGTAAATTCTAGTATCAGACAACAGACACAGTCTAATGCTGAGGGATTAGATAATCTACTGGCAGCACAACAGGCTTCTCTTGGTGAACTATCTTCAATTAGAAAGCTGATGGAACTATCTAAAGACCGTGAGAAAATTCAGAAAAATGCTAATGGTGGTATTGATGTTTCCAAAATCCAAGAACAAATTCTAGATACCGCAAAACAACAGTTAAAAGGTAGCAAAACATTTTGGAAAACTAGAGAAGAAATGGACAGGATTGCTTATCAAGAATCTGATAAGATTGCTGAGTTAGCAAAGGCGATGAATACTAGTGGTAATTTTCTACAAAAACTTGGTGACTCTTTAACTCAAAAGAAAGAGGGGGTTAAAGAAAAGTTTGGTATTGCTAATGGTGGTTTAAAGAAAACAGTTCTTGGGGCATTAAATGTTGGTGGTGTTTTTAATAAAACTCTGGCCAAAGATGCGTTTAAACAGAAACAAAAAGCACTTGGTAATGATGTTACTGATGAAGATGCTGAAGGTGCATATAATACTTCTAAACAAATAAAAGCTCATGATCAGAAAATTTCTGCTCTTAAAGCTAAACATGGTATTAGCGACGAAGAATTTGGAGCATCTAAAACTGGTAAAGAGATGCTTAATAAAAAAGAACAGCTAACTAACCAATACCGTTCTTATGATAAAAGTGCAAAAGCAGTAACTCCAGATCCAACTGAAAGAAATATTAATTTTGATAAGGTTAGTGCTCCTCAAAAAACTCCAACAGCAACTGCTGCTGAAGCTACTCAAAACGCAGAAGCAGTTGAAGAAAGTAAAAAAATGGAGGATGACGAACTCCATTATTTAAAAATTATTGCTGAGAATACTGGAGGCGCAGATAAATCTAAAGGTGCTAAACCAGATGAAAAGAAACCAGAAGGTGGTGGTTTATTAGATTCGTTATTCAGTATGCTCTCTGGTGGTTTAATGCAAGCATTTAAAGCATTATTAAATCCAGGAGCAATCCTTAAAGCACTAGGTAAAGTATTTGCAATTGGTATGATTGTTGGTGCGTTATTTGAAGGTATTATGGATGGGTTTGAGGAGTTCCAAAAGACAGGCGATATCGGTAAAGCACTTATCGCTGGTCTTGCTGGTATAATTGATTTCTTAACTTTTGGATTATTTGATAAAGATAAAATCAAAGAAGTTATTGGCGATATGGCAGCATGGACTGAAGACCATATCATTAAGCCAGTAACAGAATTCTTCACATCAATGAAGGATGCTTTCATGGGTATGTTATCTAAGATAGGTATTCCAGAAATTACTTTATTAGATACAAAATTAACAGGTAAAGTTAGCGTTGGTCCGTTCTATCCATTTAAAGATGCTGAACCTGCTAAAGCAAAAGGTAGTACACCAGAAGCAGCTACGCCAACAAGTGCTACTACAGTTGAACAAAAATCTGCTGATAATGCGGCATTATCTGGTGCTCCAGTTGCAAGTAACAAGACTAATGTAGTCAATGCTCCGCAAACTACGAACAATACTACTAATCAGGTTATTAAATCTCCAATTAGGAACCAAGAGTCATCTCAAAGTAGGTATATCGCTACAAAATACGCATAAAAAAGGGCACCGAAGTGCCCTTTTCAACAACTACTAAATTATTCTTCAGCAGCAATTTTCTTAAAGTAAGACATTACATCTTCGTCATCATCTTCAGCTACAGCTACAGCTTTTGGTGCTGGTGCTGCCTTAGAAGCAAAGGTTGGTGCCGCAGCAACTGGACGATCTTCCTCAGACATTTGAGCAGCAGACTTACCTGCAAAAGTATCACCAGAAAGAACTGCATCAAGTTTCTTCTTTAATTCATCATAAGACTTAAAGTTGCTACGATCAGTAAACTCAGACAACTTGTACTGAGCATTAACGATACGAACCAATTCCTCATCAGAATCAGCAGCAGGACATGGTTCAGAAAATACTGACTCATCGTAGTTGGCGTAACCATCTTTCTTGCGCATGCGCAATTTAAAGTTAGCACCTTCCCACAAATCGAATACATTCACTGGCTTCTCATCTTCAAAAGTTGGACGAGCCTTGTCCATAATCTTATCAAAGATTTTCTTACCAAACTTAAACAAGAATACTTTACCTTCGTTCTCTGGGTGCTTTGGGTCAGACACAACGAGTACGTTAGCAGTGAAAGACAACTTACGCTTTTGTTTACGAGCGATCTCTTTGTTAGCATCAGAACCTGAGTTCCAAAGCATAGTGTTCAATTCACCGACTGGATCATTTTCACCAAGAGTTGTTAGGGAGTTTTCGATATACCATTTTCCAGTTGGACCTTGGAAGCCGTGATTAAACATGCGAACCCATGGGAGTTCATCGCCTTCAACACGTGGTAGGAATCGGAGAGTTGCTGTTCCGTTACCAGCTTTATCGCCTTCTAGACGCCAGAAGCGATTGTCGTCATAAGACTTCTTTTCGCCACTTTGTGGGTTAGAAATTTTATCAAATTCACCAGCAATTTTGCTGAAGTCTTGATTGCGCATTTTACGGAGTGTTTGAATATCCATCGTATTTTCCTTTGTATTAAAATATTACTTTGTATTAGTATTATGTTGTATTGAAATTTCATCATCTAACTCAACATCATCATCGAAGTCTTCATCGTTGATGTCATAATCTTCTTCAACATAGTTATTTATCGTTCTCATTCCGCCAGTTTTTTTACCGTTAGAATGTTTGGCATGCTTTCCCGAACGACCACCAAATTCTGTATCATCAAAACTCTTTGATGATTTATGATATGTGCGACCCATATTAATCTAGTTCTTCAACAAAATGTGTAAATATTTTACGTAGTTTTTCTTTATCATATTTAATAAAACCAGTCAACTTCTTTATTCGTAATAATTCACTACTCCATATATATTGGACAGAAGTATTATCAAGCCAATGTTCAATAATATGATCTAGTTCATTTACAATCACAAGGGTTTCAATTGAAATTTTACCACCGAGCCATAACTTTAATGCAGCTGGGTATTCATTAAAATTAAAATCAAAAATACTAGAAGTTGGTAATTTATTTATCTCAACATATGTCAATAAAGACGCAAGGTCGTCAATAAAAATCTTAGTAATACTCTGTTTTCTTTTATTCCATTCAGCTAGATTATCATCTGCTTCTTGACCTGCATAAATTGCAGACTCATTACCATAAGCAAAATTCGCAACAAAGAACTGAATAATATCGCGATCGTTTCCAAACTTCCTTGCTAATTTCTCAAAAATATATCTATCATTCCGAGCATTAAATGCTTCACGTGAACCTTTAACATTTCCTCGGTTTTCGAAGACGTTAAATTTCTCAGAGGTAAAGTGTAACTTTAATGCGAGATAGTAACGATATGCTTTAAAGCCATCCATCACACGTCCAGTTTTGCTCTTTTAGGTAAATAGTTTTCATCTTGAAAATTTACCTCAAGTTTATCCTTAAGAGATTTATTTACAAGTTTTGCGACATCTTCTGGTTCAATAAAGTTTTCTTTACAATATTGAAGAACAGCATCCATGTAAGATATCTTTTTATCACGAACAATCTGTTCAATATGGAGCGAAAAATCGTTTGAAGATTTAAACATGTTTTTTAATCCAGTATTCAGTGTTGCGAATTTCTTGGCAAACTTTATTATAGTCAGCAGATTTCTGTTTATATAATTTCCAAATAGGGGTATCAGTTCGTTCTGGATCCATCTGGCGATCAAATTTATCCAAATACATCGTAAAGAACTTATCTAATTTCATCTTCTGAATTAGAAGTTCTTGTCGTTTAGTTTTGTAATCCATTATATAATTATACCTTAGTTCTTCATAAAAGTCAAGTTTACCTACGCATTGTTGCAATATCTTTTGCTTCTTGATCGCTAAAAATTGGAACTGCATTTGACTTATGCATAGTACCAATACCTTTGATCAAACTTCCTGTATAAACTGGAGCTTCTTTTTTAACACATGGACCACCAGTAAAAGGAAGACTCGGAATCTTAGGTGTCTCACGACAAGCAGGTTTTCCAAGTGAGTATACATCACTGAGTTGTTGCTTTTTGGGAGCAACAGTCTTTGTGGTATACTTCTTTAACAACTGTTCCCAACTATCTCGTAACTCACGTTGTTTTGCATTGGGTTTTTTCTTTTTAGACTTTCCAGGGGATGTAAAAATCATTTGCATAATATAGTCATCAAAATAGTTAATCACAGTATATATTATACCCTACTTTTTAATTAAAGTAAAGCGATTTTTGACTATTTTTTAGAGATATTTGACTCTCTACCATGTCCTGAAGCATATTGCATACAAATCCAGCTTGAATCACCATAGGCGCAACGAACTGCAAGAGGATCAATTCCCTTTGCGATTGCAGAGTCAATATTTCGTTCCATTGATTTTAATTCTGCATTTTTATTGTAAGTATAACTACCAATTAATGCAAGAATTGCAAGAAGAATTGATATAATAAACACTTTATCGTTTGTAATCATAAGTTCCTTTAATTTTACCATGTTCCGTTATCCAATACTGTTCTAACAGACAGCGGACCAACGGTAATATAAATTGCATACATAGAAGGATCAGTATCTGTTGGTTTATGAAATGAACCAGATAATCTCCAGTGGAATGGGTTTAATGCAAAACTTACCCATATACCAGAGAATCTTACGTAATCAAGAAAGTTCTTTAACATCGTCGCATAGTCCTAATTTTTTTGATTCGGTTGCGCTTAACCAAATATCTTGAGGTGGCAACAATACCTCTCTAATTTTTGTTTCAGATAAACCAGTACATTTTTTATAATGATTAATCATTTTCTTAGTTGTTAAGTCAAACTCTTTAACAGTGGCAAATAATTCATGTTCTTTACCAAATGCACCCCATGAGTATTGATGACTCAAGATAGAAGTATTTGGTGTCAACAAACGATGACCCTTATCACCAGCAATAAAAATCATAAGTCCAGCTGAAGCAATCTGACCAAGACCAATTGTTCGAATTGGAATAGCAGAACCACGCATAGTGTCGATCAAAGCAAATGCTGCATTCAAATCACCACCTGGACTTGTAATAATTAAATTAAGTAATTCTGGACGCTCTTCTGCAAAATTGGCTTCAAAGATCCACTCAACCGCAGTCTTAACGCTGGTTAGAGTAATCTCCTCCATCAGAAGAAGAAAGGAATGTTTTGATTGTTCTTCCTTGAGTTGCAGATTCATTTTTGTCATCATAGTATTTTCCACTTTCTTTATAAAAAATATGTCTACCTATTACAGTAGTCTTTTCGAGTTTCCATTTTGGATTTACATAATCTGCATGATAGTATAATGCACCTTTTGTAATGTCTTTTAAATTTTCATAATTAGCATAGACATAAACTGCTACTTCTTTTGCGTCTTCATATACATCTTTATTTTTTATAGAAGTATTTTGACAAAACCAAGAAAACTGACAAACTGAAGTTGTTTTCTGTTTAACAACCCCACATATATCTTTTGGGAATCTAGGATCCTGTGTCCTATTAAGTGTAACAAGCGCAACTGCTTCTTTACCTTCTCTGGATTCATAGCCAGCTTCATGGTAAATATTTTCAGCAAGACAATCGATTTGTTGTTGAGTTTCTTTAGTTAATTGGTTATAACTTACATCAAGCAACATCGCATCAGAAAACATATTTTTTGTTAATAATATAACGCTTAAGAATAATAATATTATTGGTATGTATATACGGTATATACGCATATGATCTCCTTGTAAAAGAGAAAGAGAGCAAAATGCTCTCTCTCAATCCCTATCAGGTGGACTTTTTGCTAGTCTTTGTAGTATCTAGTGGGATGTTTGAAACAAAACCATTTAGGGTCTGAGCCTTGGCAATGATTTCTGCTTCGGATGGATAAGCTGGGAATCCTGGATGTTCAGGTAACTCTCCACCATTAATTTTAGCAATTTCTAACTTAGCATGCCAGCTATTGCTAATTACTTCACGTTTACCATAATAATCATCATTTAACATGTCTTTTGCCATTTTTAATAGTTCAAGACGGATTTCGAATGGTGTCATATTTGACATAATAATACTCCTTTGTGTTGTGTTTGTGTAATGGTGGTTTTATTGGGTTCCACCAACCCACGTGTATAATTATTTAGGATTACTTCGCTTCTACTTTTTTCTTTGGAGTAGGTTTTGTACCAGAGGGTGGAGCCTTTGGAGTTTCCGCTTTTTTAGCAATAGTAGTTTTTGCTTTTGTTTCTTTCTTTGGTGCATCTGCTGCGATTGCATTAATGGCCAAATTAGCCATTAATGCTGCTAACAATAATTCTTTTTTCATGTTATATCCTTTATAAAATTAAAAGTAACTTCGGGATAATCGTTTTGGAGTTTATCCCAGTTCAACCTCCAATTTACTATACGCTGAAGTTCTGAATCAGGATTATGATCATAAACTAATGTATTAGTAAAACTTTCAACAGTATCCTTAAACATTGAGTCAACCCCAAATATATCAAGTTCTGTGAAATCATTTTCACACATAATTTGCGCAGCGACATGACCAGCTGAAAAGAATTCAGGAGCATCTGGCATCATATCAATAAACAAATTATTGTTTAGTATATATTCTCTAAACTTAACTTCATCAGTCGTTCGCCATGCTTTGGTTGTAAAAAAGGCTGGACAAGAAATCAGATTAGGATCCCCTGCCCAGCGATGTATTACGTTGCCATCAAGTATAACTGTTGCATTTACTTTAGTCCAAGGTATATTACAACCGATAATATAATTATACCCTAAATTTTCTTGAAAAGCAAATCTACTTGGACCATTGCAAACTACTGCAGCTTTCATGCATCAACCACTGCAACAATAAATTCTTCTTTAATCATTACACGTTGAGCATCATCAATCTTAACGACTTGACCTTTATTCCATTCCAAATAAATTTTGTCACCAACATTAACTGCGGTAACTTCAGAACCTATTGCTAATACTGTACCTGTTTTTGAATTACGATTAGATGTTGTTCCATCTAAAATAATTCCAGATTCAGTGGTTTGGTCAACTGCATTTTCAGCGACCAAAACCATTTTTCTCAGTGGTTTAATTTCCATATTAAAATGCGTACTTTGCGCCAACCAATACAGTTGATCCATTTAAGTTATCAACACGAGATTGTCCAGCCTGATAACGATAATCAACAGTAGCAGCAACAGATTTTGTTACTGGGATTGATACACCAGCACCAACTACGCCAGCATAGCCAGAACGATCGGAATAATATTTTGAATTTTCTTGATCAAGGTATACTGCACCAATTTTAGCAGTTAAAGTTGCAGAGCCAATTTGAGCAACATCATAACCACCAATGATACTATATTTGTTTAAACTATCTTTGCTATAACGATCAAATCCAGCAGTTGCGCTAAATTTACCAAAATGTTCACCAACAGTTACGCCATAACCTGTTTGATCATGTTTTGCGTTATCATAACTCCCAGTAACACCAACCTCAAATGCTTGGGCAGAAAATGCTGCCATTAAAGCAGCAACTAGAACTAAATGTTTCATAAATTAACTTCCTTTTTAAATTTAAAAATGGTAACTTATTCTGTTACGAGGAAAGTTACCGAAACCCTAAGCAGTGTTTAGGCTGCTAATGCGAACAGTTCGTCGTTTGCGTTTACGTTTTTTGCTTCTTCGACCGAGTTTCCCCAATCCTAATGGCTTTCACATTGCCAAGTTGTCCACTTCTGTACTTGTTGCCCTGTCGAAACCTAGTCACCCCCATCAGAAGTATATTGCCACAGTTTCTATGTTTGCTACCGATAACTCGGTTCGTCAATATACTTTTGGTGGAGGTGGGGAGAATCGAACTCCCGTCCAGAACACTTTTCTAGTTGCTTCATACAACCATATCACTATTATACATTATATAGTTTAAAATGTCAAATTATTCTTTAACTTCTTTACCAACATCAATTACATTCCATGCACGTTCATGAAAGAAATATAGAATTGAGTTAACTACGAGCGCAAAAGAAACTACACCCAAACCAACCATCCAAGATCCTGATGCTAAGTAACCACCAATAAAATTAGTAATCGTAACAAGAATACGCCATGTAACAACTTTACCCAATGAGCGCATTGTTTTTTCATAAAATTTAGTTTTAAACAAAATCATTTTATCCTCAAATATTTTTTAAATTTTTGTAATCTAATCTTAACTTTCTAAACCCACCAATCCAATTGTCTCTTTTTTCTATAAACCATCTTGGATCATCATTATCAACTGCCATAATAATAACAAGTCTTCCGATAGGAATTCCTGTTCTTTCTTCAAAAGCTACTGCATATGCTGCAGTTTGCATAAAGTAGTTATGAATGTCATCTCTATCTTTTGGTTTGCTTGATGTTTTAAAATCTATAACACTAAGTTTACCTTGGAACTCTGCGATGCAGTCAACTGTGCCAGCGACTTGTAAATGGTCAGACCATAATGGAGTTTCCAAGCAGTGGATGTTGTCAACTTGGTCAAGGAGGGGTTTGATAGAGTTGAACATTTGGAGGTCGAACATATCTGCTTCGAATAGGTTTCCTCGTAAATAGTCTTCACAATACTGGTGAATCCTCGTTCCTCTTGCTGAGGCTCTTCCAGAGATTTTATTTGCTTCTGCTTCGCCAACTCGTTTTCTCCATTCTGCGATCCCTTTTGCTGAGTGCAGTCCTGTAACTGTCGTAACGGAGGGATAGGATTTACCCGATGGCGTTTTATATACTCTTGTGCCATCGGGGGATGTATCACGTTCAAGTTTAGCGATATCATGATGTATAAATGTTTTCATTAAACGTATTGAATAATCTGATTATATAATTGTTGTCGTTCATCAAGACCAAGATAACCACCATTGATAATCTTAGTCATAGTTTTAATATCACCAATATCAGCATAGTGATTAAGATTATGTGCATTCCAGAACCAAATCGCAGACATTAAAGCGAAATCTTTATCATACGTTACCCAGTCTGGGTTATCAAGTAAATTTTGCCAGTCATCAAACATATCTTGCGCAAACTTAGTATAATTGGCTTTACCAGTTAACTGAATTGGACCACGTCCACGATATTTCCAACCATCACCAGATGCTTCATCGCCATTGCCCATTCGGTTAGCATAGATTCTATTGGCAATCTTTTCTGGTTGACGAGCATATTGATCAGCATCTCCATGGAAATGCGAACCAAAAATACCCATTAAACCTTGCGCTGAGTAATTTAAATTTTCTTCAAAGATAGCCCATCCACCTGACTCATGACCACATTGAGCAAGAAATGCTGCAATACGATGGGGTTGATCAATACCATAATTAGGAAAAGTTTTATTCATAGAAGCAACCCAACCTTGTGGGTCTGTATTTCTAGGAAATATCTGAGCAAACTGTTCTGCTGTTATCATTTTTGAACACTCCATACGTTAAGATCATATCTGGATTAGAAAAATACTCAACATTATTTAGTGCCTCTTCAAATGTTACTGCTTTCAAAAATACATCATCTTTACCAATATTTGAATATAAAAACAAATCATTAATGTCTAATAAAGATTTTAGAGATTTAAAAAAATGTTCTATCATTGGCATACCAGAATTATGATTATAGTTATTAGAAATTCCACCAAAAACATTTAATCCAGGTTTTAATGATGGATCTTTTTCCTCTATAAAATCTGGTATATATTCTCGGATATTAAATCTTCCTACATTTAAATACTCAGACATTAAAGTAGTTGATATGTGAATAGAAGATCTTGCATCAATAATATTTAAAGCACGTTTTCTTTTTATAAATTCAGTAAACATATCGTACACATATGGACTACCAGGAGTAAACATATAGACATGTTTAAATTTAAGTTTTTTATATTCTTGCTGAAGAAAATTAAACAAATATGAAATTATTGTCGGACCATCCCTCTGAATTCCATCATTAATATTCCATATTCTACCAAACGTATTCATCACACCATATTTTAAATTTCCATCATATACATTAAATTCAAACTCTTTAAAAAGTATTTCATGTCCTGAAGGAGCACTTAAATATTCAGGATTAGAAGAATGATCTATTCCAAGATAGTCGGCTGTCATTAACGCAATACAATCATTGCTTGTTTTTAATTTATTAACAACTTCTAAAAAACTTTGTGTTATGTCTGTATTACGAATTGGTATACCGACACGTGTTATCTCAAAATCATACATTATTTTTTCTTGTCCTCGTAATCTTCATATTTTAGTTTGGCTAAAATATAATCTTTTACTAGTGATGAACGAACAATATCATCTACAGTAAATTCAATACGAGTAAATGCTTTCATGTGTTGAGCAATATCAAAAAACTTTAAAATACCAGTAACGTCGTTCTTTCTTTTATTTAGGTCGGTTTGTCGATAATCCCCACACCAGATAATTTTAGACATATGACCAACACGAGTCATAACTGTATCAATCTCTTCATAAGTCAAGTTCTGCATCTCGTCAACGATAATAATTGCATTATCAAAAGACATACCACGAATAAACGAGGTAGAAATAAAAGTTACATAACCCTGTTCTTCTAAACGATCCCATGCGTCTTTACGATCAAATAACTGATGGCAGATTTGACGATATGGTTGTTCATAGATATCCATCTTTTCACCAACATCGCCTGGAAGGTGACCAATTTCGCGAGATTGGACCGCAGAACGAACTACGATAATTTTATTGAATGGATTTGTTTTATCGAGGACTTCTTCAATTGCTTTATAAAGTGCAATGAAAGTTTTACCAGTACCTGCGACGCCATGGAGTGCTATAAAGTAGTCACCCTGTTTATATGCATTATAAAATAGTTTTTGATTATCAGTTAATGGTTGAAATGTTTTTAAATTATCTAATCTTAATTTTAATTGATTACTAGCAACTGGCTTTGACTCACGTTCTTCATTATGTATTTCTATTACTTTTTTTGCTGCCGAAGTACGAGCCATTAGAATTCCTTATAGTTGTGACGATGTTTTATTTAATTCGCTTCCTGGTGATCGTTCGTGTATTTTTTGTAATACCTCCTTAAATCCTGAATCAAATTTACGAGTTGTGCTTAATTTAGTAGGATCTCCAAATGCTACTGATTGGATTACTGTTTCTAGGTGGGGATTATTTTCCCTGAATGGGTCGAGTTCTGACATTTTCATCACTTGTTCAAACTGTTCGCCAGTTTCTTTATTACGAAATACATATGTTGGCATAATATCTCCTTACCTTCTATTTAGTTTGGTTGAAGATTAAACGCAACACAAATTCTGTCTTCAGTATTAGCACTTGCTGGAACTTCATGACATAACCAACTTGGCCACATTAAAAATGTTCCTTCAACTGGGTTAATAACATATTCTGGAAATAAATTATATTTTTCTATAGTATCTCCAAATTTAATTGGATATTGTATAAATTTCCAATAGTCTCTTGGATCATTGTATACAATTGGCGCAGAATCTTTTGGTACTTTTAAATAAAAACATCCAGATAATAATGATCCTGGGTGTGGGTGGGGTGGATGCGCTCCACCAGATGTTATTTTATTAAACAAATAATATGGTGTCAAAGACCATCCAGTAGAATCTATACAATTATCTTCAAAATATTTTCTAGATGCAGTCTTAATATAATTATTGAGATTAATTAATCTTGCATCTGTTCTTTGTTTTAATCCAGCAGAATTAATATTATATGTTGAATCATAATTTTGTTGATTCAGATATTTGTCACCATATACATTTAGATAATCTTCTGCCACTGGAAGAATTTCTTTTGCTAATTCTAATTGTTCATCAACGTATAGTGGTGTTGGAAATAAATTAATGTACTGCATCTTATACGTATGCAATCCACTTAGGTGGTTGACGATTTTTCCAAGTAAACATTTCTGCTTTATCGCCAATATAGTAATTATGATACGATAACACAGAATTGCCAGCTACTTTATATTTGTCAGGCATCGCTGGTGTTGGTTCAGTAAATGATTTATCTTTTGGAATATGATTAGGTGGAAATTGTAATGTTGACATTAACAATGATGTTTTATGATCACGATTATATCTAAATTTGTATTCGTAACATAAGTCAACAAACAAATTATAAAGCCATTGATAATTTTCTAGCGACTGTCTTACCCAAACAGCAGAGGGATGGTTAATATGAGTAGCACTATACAATATATGCTCACGATTATCGGAGAGAATGTATTGCTTCCGTTTGCGACCAGACTTAGATAAACCATTAGTAAGAATACCGTCAAGATAGCGGTGAGCAGTAGAAAGTAATTGTGCATATTCGAGAATCATCTTTACGCAATGTTTATCAACGTGCATTTCTGCACACTTACGGGGATCGTTGTCAAGATAAAAAATATTCATGATAAAGTTTTTCGAGAAATTTCTAATTTAAGTTTTTGTACAGTAAATACTAGGGATAATCTACCATTATTTTTATCTTCACCAAATCCTGCAAGTGGGGCATGAATATAATCAGAGCGATACATAATTAATGTATTAAATATATATGGCATAATAAATGAATCATTATTTTGATTAAAGACGATAGTTCCATGGTCGTTTGGGTTTTCTAATGGTTTGTCGTTTAAGTAAATTACACCAGAAAGAAATTCAGAGTCTTGATGTATTTCAGATTTACCACCAAGATATTCTTTTGAAAAATAATGAAAATATGCACTACCCATATATTCAACATTTCTAGTTGAGTCTGGCGGAATATTATCAAAAACTACTTTTTTTATAAAAGTATCACTTAAGATATTATTTGTATATTCATCTAATTGTTCAGATCGTTTGCCACCATAATAAATTTGCGTACCCTTATCTTTGGGGTGCTCTGTGTGAGCATAAAATGTGTTAGATTTTGCTATATTAACAATCTCTTCTGGATTATCAAAAAAATTTGGTACAATTATTAGATCTTTAAACATATTTCCTTTTACCAGTGTTTTAAAACCCCAGTCGCCACCAACATCCTTATTAATCCAAATGTATCAATACTTGTTAACAAGATATAGTTAGCAAGCATCCCAAACGATTTCCGAGTATAAGCAGCATAAGCATAAAGAGCACAGCCACTAATCCAGACAGGGTATAGTAAAATAAGAGGAGGATTAGGGACTGTGACTGCCATCGTGATGCTGCAGCCAACACTGATAGCCCAAGCAAGCAGCTCAAGAACAAATCTAGTAGGGTTACTTCTCCAGTCATCTTTAATCCATTCAATAGTTGGTCCAAAAATATCAAGCATAATCTTTCCTTAATGCATATAACCCACGAATACCACGAATAGTATCATGAATTTGCTGAATTGTATCAGATGAACGTGTATGTAAAATTCCATATCCATTCTTTGCAGAAAATGGGTCGATGCATCCTGGAGAATCATCAACTAATATTGCTCGATCGTGAGCAAAATTAGATTTTTCTTCTTTAGAACGAACAAAATTGGCTTTATATGGAATATTCCATTTATCTAACCATTTTTGTTTTTGTCTTTTTGCTTCATTTCCTTGCTGAACATCAAAAGTTCCCATGGAAGTGAGAATTTCAATATTAATTAAGTCGAGTTTGCTCACATAAGTGAGTAATTCTTGTGTATCTGGCATAAATTCCAGATCTTCAAAGATGTGAAAATCCATAACAGCTGAACGAAATCGTTTTCCATCAGCTGCATGAGTGCGTAAAGAGCGATATGCTTTGTCAAAGTTGCAAAGCACGCCATCCATGTCTAAGTATAGTGTAATCATATTAATATTATACCTGACTTTTTAATTAAAGTCAAGTTATTTCACGAATTTTGCAAAATTAGGTGGTTTCCACCCCTCTGGTTTCAGAATTTTACCATCTTCACGACGAAAAACCATACCAGTAGTAGGGTTAATCTTGGATAAATTGCTTTTTGCACCCTCATCCCACGCAGTTTCGCAATCCCAACCACGTGCTTTCATATAACCGATGATAACCCACATCATATCGAAACAAGCATCGAGTTGTTCAGCGTCATCATTGTCTGCAACTGCTTCTGCAAACTCATTATACTCTTCATCGATCAATTTTAAATAGAGATCTGAGAGTTCATTTGGTTCGCTTGGGAAATTTGGATGTTTTTGTCCACAAGCAGATAGAAATACTTCTACATCTGTAAATACTTTACTCATTTGTTTCGCTCCGTATCAAAATAATGTTGTGAATGAACTTTATCCCAGTCTTCCATAGTTGGCTCAACAAGTTCTTCAACATAGTCAAGCGTTCCAGTTGGATTAAATCCTGCTCCACGTAAAAACAAATCTACGTTTTCAAGAACATCACCAATATAATCTACATCAAATTCATGAGTAGTTTTACTAAGCATTCTGCCAAACATATCATTGTGTTCAGCTATCAGTGTGAATTTCGGCATCGTCAATTTCCTTCTTAGATAAAATAATGGATCCGTTTGTTTTTACAGTCCATGTTAATGTGTCACCAATTTGCCATCCACATTTGGCAAGTATCTCATCAGTAAACGGGAGCATTAAATCTCCCGTTTCTGGATCTTCTTCAACAGTTAATACCCATCGGTCTCTCATTAAACCTCCACAACCTTCAATTCAAACCGATCTGCGCGATCCTCGTAGTTAATATATCCACGTGGATTACAAACAACACGGCATTGTTTAATCATATAGTCAAAGTCTTCATGAGTATGACCATGAGTCCAAAGTTTAATTCCTGGACGATCCATAATAAAAGTATCCAACTTAGAATTATACGCACCATTCATTAGTTGGTCGTGTTTATAACGTGGATGCTCAGAACCTTTGCTTGGGGCATGGTGAGTACAAACAACAGCAGTCTTCCATGGAGGAATATCTGCGTAAGTTTCTTCAATAAACTTCAACATTGCTTTGTGGTCTTCAACTGCATCAGATGGAGAAAGGTATGCGTCACGAACATGGAATGTTGCATGGTATTTTGGAACACCATTCTCATCTTTTACCTGATTGCCTTCAGCATCAAGAATTGGTTCATTAGTTCGGTAATTTACTTGACGTAAACTATTCTTACAAATTTGGAAGTCATTCATGCGACGCTCAACGTGGCGCATGGTCATTTCATCTTCACCATTCATATCAGTCCAGAGAGTACCACCGATAAACACATGGTCTTTATATTTCCAAACTTCTTTATCAAGAAAGTGAATATTATCACCACATTGTTTCATGGCATCTCTTAGATAACCTGCAGAAGTAGCAAAGTCACCATGGTAATGCTCGTGATTACCCATAACATAAACCACATGAGGAAAGTTCCTACTACAAGCAGTAAAAAAATCAAGATAGCGATCAGTTTTAGCACTAGATAAAATACTATCGGTGACACGAAGATCAACAGCAGTACAAATATCACCAGATAAAACAAGGACTTCAGCATTTTCTGTATTTTCCAGTTCAAGTTGTCCAAATTCAAGATGGACGTCAGAGCAAATTGCGATTTTCATTTTTTTCTCATTGTACAGTAAATTTTCGTGGGGTAAAATTGGTTGTAATAACATGGTTCAATAGTTTATTAAAATCTTCTGTTGCTTCTCCAGCTTCAGCAATAATTTTCAATCGAGCCAGAATTACACCAGTAAGAGATAAAGGATTAATATCATATTTCCCACATAACGCATGTAGGGTTTTATCAACTTCATTGCTGAGGGATACTAGTTTCTGATCTTCCATTTAATTCTCTCTGTTTATAATATTTAAATAATTTAACACAATTTGCAAATTGAATTGGCTCATGTTCAAAATTTGGTAAAGATCCAAAGAACTTTTCCATTTCATTGTATATTATCAATGCGTCTTCATCTGTCATTTCTTGACCCACATACAGTAATCACCAACATAAAAATTACAAGGATTGCCAACGAAATTATTGGGTGCATTATTATTAACATGCAACTGATCCATCATTGTAACATTTGCGCAGCCAGATAAAAACAATACAATAATATATTTCATACAACTATTATACCCTACTTCTTAATTAAAGTAAAGGGAAATCTGACTTTACATCAGAAACAAATAGTTGCATAATTTCTTGCAGTTCACCTGCTTCGTCTGGAGAACAGTTTCTATATCGAATCATAATACGTTTTGTAATTTCATCAAATGATTCTTTCATTAGATCTTCAATTTCTTCATAGGTCCAATCAATACAATCATTTGCATCCATTGAATACCATGCAGATAATACTTGACTGTCTCTATCATCTCCTGAGGAGTTGTTCCAGAATGTATACCAAGAACTATTACTCCACCGACTATAACTCATCCTTAATCCTTTTGTTTTGTTTTGCTCTTTCGGATTTCCAAAAAGTACGCTTCCAATCCCTTAGATGCTTCCACCATTGAGGTGGGCGAGCTAAATTCCCTTGCTTGACGTTGGCCATATAATTCTCCTCCGAAGTCTTCCAATAGTTTATTAATGCGTCGCACTGTTTTAAAGTTACGTGAATAATCTTGTGGGTGCAACCAATACCCATCGGGATTGTCTTCATCCTTTGGGTTTGCTTCCCAGCGATCATTTTCACTCTGCAAATAATCTCGATAGTCCGTAAGGGTCAATCGTGTAATATTATTCGCTGTTTCCATATCAAGTTCAAGACCAACCATTTTATTTCCTATTCATAAATTAAAGTCATTGGATCTACATTCTCATCTAGAATCTCAATGATCACACCATTATCAGCAAATTTCTTAATTAGATTATCAAGAACGCCACCACCATAAAAATTAGTACCATACGAATCCGAATGACAATGATACACGGATCCCGACGATCCCTCAAAGGAATAAACATATCCTTCCTGGGTTACGGAAACTACACCACTATTTAACTGCCACGAGTCAGATCCAGCATATCCGCCATACCAACACGCAAAGACCTTATAGAGATTCTCATCTCCTATCTTAAGCAATACCCACTTATCTGGATGATAATCACTCATTCTTTAGCCCATCCATAATAAACTTACCAAGATTCGGTTCAGTACGAGTCTGACCATATTTCCACATAACATACTGAACAATCTGCTCAGTATACGCTTCTAGCCTAGCATCCCACTTGGCTTTATCCTTACCTAGACCATAAACATCTAGATTAGTATCAAATGCAAATCTATCAATCTTTTTCATCATACACCTTTAATCGTTTCATTCCTCTACTGGGTACACGAACAATAACTCTATATTCGTCTCCGTCTTTTACTGGGAGATCGAGATGACATAATACCAAAGAAGAATCATTATAATCCTCACGAATAACCATACCCATGACTGGAACCTTACCTAGTCGACCAGAGATACGATCTCCATAAACCCAAGTAGGTGAAGGTTTATCCGCATCACGTTCTTCAAAATAGTCTTTAACTGATGCCATTATTCAACTCCCATACGGTCTTTAATATAATCACTCACCCTACTAGAATGACTACGAATTTCTTTATCATTTAGTGATTGTAAATTATTGTTAAAGGTTAGTGCGTGTTCAGCACATTCCTGAACAATCGACTCGGCGAACTTTTGTAGTCCATCGGTAATTTTTTGTGACTGTTCTTCGCTGTAAAAGTTACCGTCCTCACATAACATAAAGTCTGCTTCGACTGCTAATGCTTTAATTCGTTCGTTCATAACCAACTTCCTTGTAAAACATAGGGCTTTTTGCCTCGCTCACGCACATCTATTTGTCTATGCTTTAGTTTCAATTTTTTAGCATAATATCTTGCACGACCTAAGTGAGGTGTGCATATGTAATTCATGCTCCACCTACCATTAGCATCACTGCCTTCAATCATTTTATACAAGTGAACATAATACTTCTTTTTTGAGTAGCATAATTTCATTCTAGCAACCTTTTACAACAAAAATTTTCTCGGGGAATTTTTTTCTGACTGTGAGTTCTAATTGCTGTAGGTTATTCCGAGGTAAAATCGGTCGGTCGTACATAGCGTCCTGTAGCAGAGACTCCCGTCCAACTCAATATAGATTTCAATTTACCCCTATCCCCTTATACGACACTCAACTGGACATCAAATGAATGGTGCTGCATCTTACCATCATACAATACCACTGTCGTAGCAACACCCATATTCTTACCCATCTTATCTAGAGCAAAAAACAACGCTGTATTCTGCAGAGTATGGGCACTGCTGGTTTGTTTCTTCAGAGCAGCAGTGGTGGTATAGTAGGATACACCATTAACAATAGCACGAATCTTGGCCATTAACGGATCTCCTTCATAGCAGATACCCCACTATACATAAGACCAAGACCAAGGACAGCAATGAGTATGACCACATAAAGCTGACGATCAGCAGCAGTATCCAAACCACCAGCAGCACCGAGAGTGATGATAAGACCAGTAATAGCACGTATAGAACCCCTCATAGTAGTGACCCCTCTTAGATACGGGATAGGTTAATAACACGACCTGGATAGTCCATGAATGCAACCATCTTAGGAACATAAACGATCTTACCAACACGACCCTTGTCAGTGGCGTCAGACCATGAGTCTTTAGTCACGGTAATCTTGTAAGCAGTATATCCTTGATCGGTACACTCACGCTCAACAACACCCTCAACAAAACAATCCTCACGACCAACCATCGGTTTAAAGTCGTAAGAGCGAATCACGTCACCACGATTTACAATCATTTTAAGTCCTTTTTCAATCATCATACAGTAAGTATACGCTAAATCGGAATTAAAGTAAAGGGATTTCTTGGATAACCCTACAGAATAGTAGGGAATAAACTACGGATCTAAACCCTTGTTACAACAGGATCTTATTAGGGAATATCAAACCCGACATGGTTATTATACGGGATAAGTCGCTGCAAGTCAAGTATATTTGATCTAATTCTTGCAGAAATTTACTATGTTATTTCCCTAAAATTTACTATGTTATTCAGCTTCAGTCCATAGGTCACCATCGGATATAAACTGATCCAAACCCAGTGGTGATTCTACTTGTGGGGGTATAGGTATATCTGGCATAATCTTGGCGATCTGTTTTTGTTTAAATTCAGGATCATCTATCATCTTTTGCTTCAGCGCATTTGATACCTTTGCTTTATAGGTAGGGGTAAATACACGAGAGTTACCGCACGCACGACAGCAATACTTTCCCTGCTTAGTGAATAACTTAGAGCATGTGGGGCATTTCTTCTCGGGATATTTTCGAATGCGTTTAGTTGGCATGGCGATTGTGGAAAGACAAGGGTATCAAGATAGGATCAGTTTTTAGCCCCATGCGATGATACCGATATCACTTTATTGATTCCTGTAAAAATTCGATTAACTGCGGTATCACTCTCTTATCCATAGTAAATTTCCAGTCTGGCTGATATTGTAATAGCGATAACTTCAGCATTTTATCGTCTACCTCTACTCCCAGATATGGCTTTCCATTGATGGTATCGGACAGTATTTTTTTCATGGACATATCTTTACTATATCCTCGGCTGTTCTATTGGCTTTCATTGCTTCCATACGACAATTTTGTCTCATATCTTGCGCTTTCCAAGCCATAAAACCTATACCAAATATCAATAGCATAAAGCAGATCCCTGCGTATTTTTCACTTTGATTCATCATATTCTTTTATCCAGTTTAATGCTTCATTTATATCATAGAACCATTCGCTACGAGCAGTTCTATCTTTATCAATCCAGCGATACTTGATTCTTTCGCCTATGTCCCATTTGTCACCATTCCACTTGGCTGATACGGGATCTTTGGAGTGTTCAAGAATCATTTCTTCCCCTGTAGTAATATTCCTAACCAGCAACAGAGTAGACTTGATATTGGTGTCATTATAATAGTTAATGCCAGCCAGAATAGGTCATCAGTAGTCATAATTACGTTTCCGAGCGAATTCTGCTTGCTTCTCGTGAGTGGATAGGGAATATCCTTTGTCTGACATAATCTTATCCCCAGCAAGTAAGTTCTCATGCTGTTCATTTCCGATACGAGCCAGTTCATTTGCTATATTTCGTATGGCGATATCAGTTCGCATATCTGGTTGGTTTCTTGCAAGATCGTGTAATTCTATAATAAGATCGGAGATGGTTTTCATTCTGGTTGTCCTGTCATTAGGTTTTGATCGAATGGAACAAAGTCACAGTAGCCACCATAGGTACTAACGAATTCTGAAAGCAATTCCTCAGGAACCCAAAACCTAGTGCGATTGGCATGAACCTCATAGGGTAGATTATGTTCTTTAATATAACCCACTACATCAACAAACTTCTCGGATAGAGTAAGAATGGCGTAGTGTTGGCTAGTGGCTTTGATGCGATCTTCGGTAGTGAATGTGGTCATTGCACTGCTTCCGTATGCTTATGCTTGAGGGATTTCTTTAGGATCTTTAGATAGAATTTCTTCTCGGCTGGCTTATCGGAGCGGAGAATTGCTCTGTACATCTTCTTGATTAGTTTCTTTACCTTCATTGGGTAGTTCCTCCATAGACTTCAGATTCTAGTTGAGCAATACGATCACGAGCCATTTCCAACTGATGATTGGCGATACCTAGATCGATCTCTAGTTTCTTCATTACTTCAATGAGTTCCAGGAATGCGCGAGTTTCAATTTGTTGCAGAGTGTCCATATTATTTCCTATAAATGTCAAACGAATGTGCGTGTTTCTTACGAGTGGAGCAACGCATGCTATCAAAACGAGGACCACGAAATATATAGCGAATTCCACGAATGTTTTTACGGAAATGCGCCTGAACTTCTGTTAGGTTTTCGATCGGGATACCTTTGTATAGTGGCAAACCCTTGGACTGATAGTTCTCTAAATTAATCATATCAAATCTCCTGAACAGTTACAATATAATTTTTACCATTACGATCAACCACAGTCATGGTTTTCTTAGTGCTAAGAAATTCACCACGTGGACCAAGATCATAGTTCACACGACCCACTGAATCAACAAACGTACCATACTCATGGCTGTCTTTCTTCAGTGCGTCATTTATAACTTTTGCCATATAATCACAGTAAGCCAACATAATATATCCTTTCAAAATTAAGCAGTTAACATATAAGTTGCAAGGTCTTTCCAATCTTTATTGGAAGCACGAACCTTGGCAACAGCGATAAGAGTACGGAGGGAAATTTCCTTAACATCATCCTTGATCGCACGGATTAGGGCGAGCGCATCAGATTTAACCAACTGGTCGTACTCAGGGAGGAATTCTTCTAACTTAGAGATATGTTCCATGCGGTCAATCTTTTGGCTAGTAGTCATGGATAAGTCAATCATCATAGAGCGACTACGGATCGCTTGGTCGATTTTATCTTGACTCATGTTAGAGATAAAGATCACACGACCTTCAAAGTTGAATGACTTAGGTAGGTCGTCGTCACGCATATCAGCATTCCAAGAGATAATACGCTTACCGTAGGAATCCAACGCACCTTTGAGGATGTTAAGAGCAACTGGATCTTTAAGAACAGCATCGCAGTCATCAAAAACGATAATTGACTTATTGTTTTCGAACAGGGTACGATACAAACCCTTGGCAGTGCTATAACCCTTGACGAAAGTAAAACATTTGCGAGTAGAGATAACAGCACCGACATCGAAGTCAGCGAGGTCAGAGATATCTTTGTAGCCATGGGCTTCCAAAGTCTTAGTCACGGTATAAGTCTTACCGAGACCACCTTCACCAGTGATAACAGCGGAGGGTTGAACACCAGACGCAACCATAGTCACGAGTTTCTCAACGAAACCGAAACGAGTGTTGATATCGAACTTCTCAGATTTCTCTTCGAATGCTTTCTGGGCTTCAGCGATAGTGCCAGACATTTCGTTCAGACGAGCTTTAACAGCTGATTCGTACTTAGAACGAACAACAACTTTTCCATCAACAGTACCAACGAATTTTCCAGAAGCGGAGTCAAAGGAGATCAGAGTTTTCATAGTATTTTCCATTTCAATCAATTTATACATATAGTTTACTACAGAATCGGATTAAAGTAAAGGTATTTTTTGCATTCCCCTCAACTTTTGAGGGTTTTACCGACTTCAGATCCTTTTCAATTATCATACAGTAAGTATACCTGTTTTCTGGATTAAAGTAAAGCGAAATATGACTCTAAAATCCCCTTCTAAATCAATAACTTACGTGCTCCAAAATGCGAAAAAACCCTACTTTTGGTAGGGTTATCTGTTAAACGACGATAAACTGGAGGGAAATCTAGTCTGTTTTCTCGGGTTTTCCACCATTACTCATTCGGATGCCTTTGCAATTTCTTTATAACCAGCCCAACTTGGATGAACACCATCTGCTTGATATCGTTTTGTTCCAAGGATTATGTCATTGTTCTCATTTGCGATATGCCAAACTGCTGACTGCGCTGCTGGAAACTTATCGCTTGGCATTACCCAGTAAACTACCTGAGCATTTGTTAGTTTACGAATATTGCGCAGTTCTTCTTCTGTCTTGATATACTTATGATCGTTTGATCCAAGCGAGATAATAACATGACGTGCTTGGAGTGGCATATTCTGAATATTCTTATCAAGCCATTGTTTTGAATTAATTCCACCCTTAGAATACGAAACGCATTCTTTCCTTACGTTGGCAATTCCAACTGCTATTGAATCACCTGCGATTAAACATTCTAGCATATAGTCCTTTAATTGATTGGATTAAATTATAGAAACGCATTTGATGTTGCGTTCTTTGGGGGCAATCACGTCCCTGATTGCATAGGTTATCACAACAAAATCTAGGCATAGGTATCTTTCAAAGTTTACAAAAAATATTTTTGTTATTCAACATCATATACACACGTTCTGGTAAAATATCAAATGCGATTGATAATCTTGGAGTTTCTGAATTGTTTATAGATGTATCGTGCATAACGAAACTTGGAAACAAAACCATATCCCCATTAACATTTGGTATTCTTTGCCACATCTGCTCAAGGTAAGGTGATCTATAATTGGTAGTTGTGTTTTCTGCATTTATACAAAGATTACCAGAAAGATATGCGCTTGAATAGGTTTTTGATTCAAGATGGCCATTAGTATGATTGTGCGCTTCTATCTTTCTACCTTTTCGAACTATATTAATCCATCCATGAATATAAACTTCTTCATCTGGTAGTTTCATTCCAGTCACCATATCTACATATGATTTCTTTATAAAATTTTTTAGACCAATGATTTCTTCATCATCACTTTCAAAGAAATTATAATGTGGTATACTAGCACTCACCCAATTATTAAGAGTTTCTCCTGGTTTCATAGTTCCATATTTTGAGTAGTCATCTTTACTCAAATCCAGTATAGATTGTTCTTTATTTAAAATTATCTCAATGAATTTATTTGAATCAGAGTAATTTGTTTTAAAGATTGGTAAAGTCCATTCTGGTATAAAGTCAGAGTTCGTTGGGTAATTTAAAAATATTAGCATTATCCATACACTTTATTGTTATTATCTTCCAAAAGTTTAGTATTCATTCTAACACTGGAAAAATTTATACTCATCACATATCTTGATTCATCAACTTGATTTTTTTCTGTTTTGTGGTATATCCATCCAGGAAACATAATTATATCACCAGTCTTTACTGGACCTATGTGATACCAAATACTATCACCAGCAGTTCCTCTAATTTGCATTCCATGAGAACCTCCCCAATGATATTCCATTGGATCTCTTACCATTAACGTGCCACTATTTTCTGGAACATGGATATAATAAACTACTACAAAGTTTGCTCCCTTATGATTGTGTTCATCTGTCCATGCTCCTTTTGGATGTTCATTCATCCAACTATCTGTTGGTCTATATGGAATGCCATTAATTTGCCAGCGAGTAAGCACTTCGTCTAGAATAGAATCTAAATGATTTCTGAAACCTTCCAGTTCTGGCCAAAGATGTGGATGATCGTGAGTAGTTCTAGAATATGACACAGAACTTTGTCCACCATCACGCTCAACATCTCCATTACCTGGAATATCTTTCTCGAATGTTTTATATCGCTCAATCATTTTTTTGAAATCAGTCCCCAAGTAACTGTCTCTAAAAATAATTGGTGACCATGGGTCTATAATTTCCATATCAATTCGCTTCTTTCTGGTAAGTACAAATATTTTATTTCTGATCTACGTAGTGTATCCAGCGCATCTGTCATTGTTTCAACTAAAGGATCGCCAGCCAAGTTAAAACTAGTATTGAATAAAATTGGAACACCAGTGACTTCTTTGAATTTTGTTATCAAATTGTAGTAGTGTAAATTTTCTTCCAATGTTACTGTTTGAATACGACATGTTCCATCAACGTGGATAATTGCTGGTACAATTTCTTTCGCCTTATCTGTTGCATTTACAGCATACATCATGAATGGAGAATCTTCAAGCCCACGCATATCAAACCATTCATGAACATCTTCTTTTAAAATAGTTCCAGCAAATGGTCTATACCATTCTCTGTTCTTTATTCTATTGACAAAATCTTTACCATCCTTCACACGTGGATCATAAAGGATAGATCTATTGCCTAGTGCTCTTGGTCCAGCTTCTGATCTACCTTGATACATTGCAATAATATTACCATCAACCAACAGATCAACAACATCAGCATACGATACTATTTTACTAGAAAATTCATTGCAAGGCAAATCAAATTTGTAATCAGGTGGTGGACCAAGATAAAATGTTTCTTGTTTCTTTGGTTGTGAAGGAAATTTGCTATTCCAAAATTTCTTTGCCAATCCAATTGATAAACCTGCATCACTAGAAGGTGGATCAATGTATAGTTTACATCCCTCTGGTAAATGCTTTAAGTATTCGTAGTTCGCTACACAATTAAGCATATAACCACCACTGAGAACTACATTCTTACAACCACTATTATTGATGGCAGATAATATTAAGTTTAGAACATATTTCTCAGTACCTTTTTGAACAGCATAACACCAATCCTCTTCTGGATATCGATCAAACCCAGTCAACGTAGTCATGTATATGTCTTTTGTATTTGGTAAGTACATATTTCGATCAACGTATCCATCTTCTCTGTACAAATTTAAATTTGGATTAGGTTTACCGTAAGAACTCCATCCCATTGCCTTACCACATTCCAATGAACCATGACCAAGATGAGCAGCAACTGCTGCATATAAAAATCCTGGACCAATGTGTGGTTCAAAAAAATATAGATTATTGATGTTGTAAGAATTATGTAAAAGTGGATTGTATAGTCGTTTATACAAAAGTTCAGTCTTTGATGGATATTCCATAAAATAAACAGATTCAGTTTCTACTCCAACATTTAAACCATGCAGTGTTCTATTAACTGACATATCATCTTCAGTTTTCATAGAATTTTGTGGTAAACGATCGTGCATTATATCATCTGACCACTGCTTATAAGAACCACCACCATCAACAGTTACACAAACTGCTTTATCAAATCCAGAACTATAAAAAGCAGATGCCGCATGGGCATCGTGGTGTAATGTCTTTGATGGATCAGGTAATCCCTTAAAATCTCCTGTTGGGATTAAACCAAGTTTCTGACAAAGTCTGATATATGGATTTTCATTATTTCTTTTATTGGGTTCATCCATTAACAGATAATCTAATCTATCAGTATACTTCTTCACCTCAAGAATAGCCAACATTGGCATATTCTCTGCTTTAATTCTACTTAATCTTTCTTCTTCTATGTAGAAAACAATTTCACCATTTTTCATTAAACAACAAGATCCATTGTGCATATATCCTGCAACTGAAAGAATCCAAATATCTTCTTTATTCATTTTATTCATTTCCAAAATACCCAATTAATTACAAATCTATTTTCTGATGTAACAGGATTAGAAGAAGCGTGATATCTATCTGCTTCAAATATCACTGCTCTATTTTTCTTAGGAGAAACACGCTGAGCCACTGTTAGTTTTAATGGCTCATGATTATCAGTATATTTTTCATTAAAGATAACAGTATCACCATCGCAATCATTCAAATAATAAACCATTGTATACGTTGGACTTGGAACATCAACATGTGGTTGATTATAAAATCCCTGAAACTCTTTTTGTTGTAGTAAAATATTAAATTTAACTCTGTTACTACCACCAAGTTCTAACTCAGGAAATTTATCCTTTACTGTATAGAATATTGGTTTCAATTGTTCATATGCCCAACCAAATGTTATATTTTGTCTAAGATCGCTATCTTGTACAACGCATGATAATTGACCAGCATCTTTTACTAATGGATCATACAATAATGGTGGCGCATCTTGTTCATTAGTGTATGATGTTTTTAATGAATATTGATACGACAAATGATATTTGGCCAAATTGTAAATTGAATCACAATACGATGGGGTTAACAAATTATCAATTACTTCGATCATAATTTTCTAAAATTATTTTTACGTTGGGATGGTAGTTTAAATACTTCTTCTGTAACAATGTCAAATGCTATACTAATTCTTGGCTCTTCGTTTTCATTTTTATCAACCCAATGGAGAACCCATGAGGGAAATAATATTAACTCTCCTGGTATGTTAGCAATACCATATGCTTGTTTTGGTAAAAATGGATTTGCATAATGTGTTTTTGTTTGATTAGCACTAATACATATATTGCCTGATACGTAAGAATAGTTTAAAGGCGCATCTATATGAGCATCAGAATGTGTATGGGGAGTAATAGTCCTATTATTATTTCGAATAACATTTGCCCAGCAATTTGCATATACTTGTTCAACTGGCGCATTAATTATACCACAGTATTCTACATACGAATCATATATGAATTTTTTAAATTCTTCTAAGACAGGATACTCACAAGAGTAGTCAAGCAAGTTGTATTCATATAATCGATTTGTTAGCCAATCATGACTATCATGTTCTGGATATGGTTTTGTTGTTTCGAGAATATAAGTTTCTTTTTCTAAAACAACATTACCCAACTCAGCATATCGATTAAATACCGTCTTATTAAGAGGTATACTAAATTCAGGTAGAAATGGAGATTTACTCTCAAATTCTAAACCAATAAACATTATCCACCTCGACCAGCAGCACGACGCATTGGTTTGTTGGCAATATTATTTACTGCTCCCTTTACAAGTTTCGTTGCCTCTGATTTAGATAAACCTTTTGATTGTAAACTTTTTCTTGCTTTTTTCTTTGCTTTCTTAAGCAATTTCTCAGCATGATATTGTTCAGCCCAAGCTGATTGTTGTTTAATTTCTTCTGTCATATTGTTCTCCTTAACCTTCATTACCTGCCATATACTTAATCATTTTCTCATTATCTTGATTTTCTAACACTTTAATCCAATCCTCATACATTCTATGTATGTTGGACACGATCATCACTCTTTCTTGATAAACTGGTTTCTGATAATCAGTTGGTTCAATATAATGGATTAGATAACCTGGATTTACAATCAACATACCTTCCTCTAATCGTAATCGTTTGAATGGGCTAAACTGATTAGACCAATTGACGCCACCACGTGGATCAATGAACACCATATTACCTGGATTTTCATTTTGTAGTTTAATATAGAAAACACCAACACCAAGAGTTGAACCATGCTGGTGTGGAGTAATACGATATTCAACATTTGGATGAATATGTCTGAAGTAACCTTTAGCAATACGCATTGGTGGCAGTGGCATCTCTGAATGTAATGTTAGAGTTTTCTCAGCCAACTCCAATTTCTTTTTCTGGACTTCTAGAATAGTATCAGGCAAATCAGGTAGATCCCAAACATTTACGCTATTCTTTTGAGCACGTGGAAGAACGTACTTGAATACATCTTCTTTCAACTTCTCAATGAAGTCTTGTGTAAATGGTCTTGACACACCAATTGGCGTTGACCACAACTGATGTATAGTTTCTGGACCATCACATTGTAGGACAGTCTTTTTAACTGGTGACATTTGTTCTTCGTTCATATTTTCCTTACTCTGAATACTACTGCGTATCGCATTTCTTCTGCCCATGGGGCTGTTGGTTTTGTTGTATGAAGTGCTCTGCCATCATATACAACTACACGTCCAGGAATTGGTGGTACAATTGCAAATGGATAACCAACTCCAAATCCTCTTGACTGACCAAAACCTTTTTGGTATTCTTGATGATCGCCTGTTGTTTCATCATCTGAATAGAATACATTCTCTGCCATCCAAGTTGGATACCATTGAAGATTTGCCATATACAGTATAGTATAATGATTTTCTTCTTCTAGATTGATAGTATCTCTATGTATAGCATGCGATCGTTTGATTGTTTCTGATGGTTGAGCATTAACATAGCAAAGAGAATAGGCATTTGTTCCTAACTTTGGATCAGCCATACCTTCAGTATCACCATCAATAATAAAATTACCACCAATATTTTTGTTTATATACCCCCAAAGTTCTTCAATAACTGGATGTCCTTCTCCACGTAAACCAAAAACACAACGATGCATGTATTGGTTATTCACTGATGGAAAAGTTTCGTCTAGGTATTCTTTTTTATTTTCTATGGGTTTATAATATATGACAGAACCTACTTCTGGATAATTGACATCTTTGCGTGTAGCGTGGAAGGTTTGTTTTTGTATATAATCCCAGACTCTCCAACGTAAATCATCTGGGACTACATTATCATATGTTTGAACTGAATATGTTTTCATAATCTTTCAACAAAGAAGTATTGAGTTAATCTTTTACGCATTTTATTAGTTATTGGGTCACCATGAAGAGTTCCTGCTTTCCAGCTTACCATTCTATTATACTTATTTTTAATATCACAGGTCAAATTAAAATTATTGTGGTATTCTGCATGTAATCTTTCATATTCTTGAATGTCAATAATACCAGCATCATACTTGTTTCTTGGTAGAGTATAATTGTCGATACAATTCTCAATCAATTCTTTCTCAGTCCATTTTACTTCTGGTTTTAACTCGCATATCTTAACTCCACATTCTGGATCTGGATCTTCGCTTAGAAAAATCTGACCACATAGAATTAATTTATATTCTTCCATACTCATCATGCAGATATTTGGATTCTTGCCATCTATATGAATCCATTTCTTATTAAATACTTCAATTGGATTTGATTCATGCTCCATGAAGAAAGTAGTAAGTTTTAAACCAGTTGGATTTATATTATGTATGTTGTATATTGCCCCACAAAAATCATTATACAATGAAGGATTCATATCTTGTAATGGAATACTTCTATTCCCAGTGCCACAACCAGAAATGGGGTAATCATTGTTCAGTAACTTTGTTACTTCTTGTGGGTTTGTGTAAAAGTTATCAAGAATATGTATCATATAAAATTGTAATTAATTATACATCTCAAATCTGTTTTAGGTTTTCCAACTGCATGATATATGTTTCCATCAAATATAATTAATCTTCCTTTTTTTGGTTCTATTTCACAAGCAACATCAACATTACCTGCTTTGATTTCTTCTGGAGTAGATGTATTTGTCGTTTGTTTGAACAATACAGTTGGTCCATCTACTTCATTAACATAATAAACAGCAACTTTAAATGGAAATGGGCGCACACCATCAACATGGGGCACGCCATATTTTTTATTTAATTCTGTTATGATTGGAAGTTGTAACTGGATTCTTGCTGTCAATAGATTATTAAACCTACCAAGAAGTGGTCTAGTATACAAACCTAAATCTTTATCTGAAAAATTATCATCGTTTCTATAAAGTGATTTAGTGAATGACATTAATGATTTTCTCTGTGCGTCAGTAACCTCTAAGTGTTTATCACAGAAAACAGTTCTTCCAAATGTCCACTGAGTTTGCGGAGAGAATATGCTGTTCTCTAATAAATCTTGAGATTCTTCATCAATAACATCGTCTATGACTAACACATTGTGCATTATTTTTCCTCATGTAATAACAATTATACTTTAAAGTTTATTGCAAAGCAAATATATTTAGATGAAAAAGAGCAGTAGTTTCCTACTGCTCTGAAATGCATTTCTGCATGATTCCAGTCTAGCTGGTATCTTATTTATGCTGCCATATATGACTTGTATCTATCAGCAGCATAAGATGCAGCGAATGCTTTTGGTTTGACCATAGGAATTACGTTACACATGCCACGAATGTAACCAGTTGCTTCATTGATTACGCAAGATGATCCATGCATTTCATTTGGATTAATATCTAGATGAACTTCCACTTCACGATCTTCTAACACATCATGTAATTTTAAATACAATTCAGCAATCTTATAAACTTCATTCATAAGACGCATACGTGGCTTGTCTCGTTTCTGATCCCAGTCACGTTCACGTTGTACTTCACCAAAGATTTTACAGCCATTGTTTCCATTGATATGAACAACAACAACCATAATGTAATCTGCGTACCAATCCTTTCCTATTAGAAATCGTTCAGAGTCACCACCGATATATACTTTGGTTTCTGGTGTCTGTGCCATGATGAATTCTCTAACTTCATCAATGTTGATCGCCTTACGCATGATTACCTCTTTTCTTATTACCTCATTAATTTGGAGCGGAGTGAGAGAATCGAACTCTCAACAACAGATTGGAAATCTGTAGTTTTACCATTAAACTAACCCCGCAATTGGCATCCCGACAGGGACTCGAACCCCGACCAACAGTTTTGGAGACTGGTATGCTGCCATTACACTATCGAGATATTAAGCGTATGTATTTAAATTTTGATCCGCGATTGTATGGACTAATTCTCCTACGTCATCATAAATTTTTGCTGTATGTGTAACATTTTCAGTTGCATGACGAGCAAAATCTAATGCTTCTTCTAGAGTTTCTAATTCATGGTTATCAATTTTTAAAAAACCATTAATCCAACGATGAATTTTTACTTTATGTTTCATTTATTTTCCTTTAAAATAAGTTTTCCAAATTTCTTTGGTATTTTCTGTGTAGCGTTTTAATGCTATTTGATTTAACATAACATTTAACTTTGGATGGTTATATGCGTTCTTCAGTCCAAATTTAATATCATTACTATCAGTAGGTTCACATTTACCCATAATCTGCCATGGTATTTCTTTGCTACCAATCAATGGAACACCTTGACTAATCAAATCTGCTCCAACAATATTAAAAGTTTCAGAGAAGTTACACTGCATCCCAATGTCCATCTGTGAACATAGTTCTAAAAATTTTTCTCTAGGAGTCCATTGATGGTTAATCATTTGATGTCCATGTTCATATAGATGCTGAAACAAGCCTTTTAAATTTGAAACCGCAGCAGCACCTTGCATTTCAATTCTACCTGCATTTACGTGAAATCTCAACTTTTTATTAATACTATTTGCAAAATCTATTGCAGCGATTGCTTGAACTAAATGATTCTTCAATGGTCTAACTGCACCAAAGCAACCAATATCAATATATTCTTTATCTCTGTTGATTTCTCTGCGTTTAAAATTTTGTGGGTAGAAATTTGGTAAATAAACAACACGATAATCCCAAATTCTAACTGGATTTTTAATCTTTAAAAATGTTTTTACTTCACGCAACATACGTGGCGCATTAAATGCAAGAACAACATTTTTTAACTCAGCGTAATCCCCAATCCAATCCATTGCTGGACCTTCCCCAGCCATGAATGGCAGCTCACTATGGAATCTAATGATCCATGTTACTTTTGGATGTAGTTTCTGGAGAATATTAAACTTTTGTGGAACAACCCATAATGCTTCAATAATAACATGGGTTGGTTTGTATATGCTTACTTCTCTATCAATTGAATTATTGTCAGGAACAACTACTAATTTTGATTCAATACCAATATCGTTGAGCATTGTATCCATAAATTTTGCAGAGTTGTATAACCCTGTGCTTAATCCAATATGATTATCACGTTCAACATTATAATCATCTTTACGTTTTAAAACGAATAACACTCTTGACATTTTTATCATTCATAGCATTTAACATATCTCTATTTAGATAAGTTAGATTTTTTAACATTTTATTAAACTGGTGCCCTTGGACGGATTCGAACCGCCCACCTACTGATTACTAATCAGTTGCTCTACCAAATGAGCTACAAGGGCAAAACACTGGAGCAGGATATCGGGTTCGAACCGATGACATTTTCGTTGGCAACGAAACATTCTACCACTGAATTAATCCTGCATAATATGGTGGAGGATGGGAGAATCGAACTCCCATAAACAGCTTGCAAAGCTGCCGTAATCCCATTATACTAATCCCCCAAAACTGGTGGTGACGAGTGGATTCGAGCCACTGACCTGCTCCGTATGAAGGAGATGCACTACCGCTGTGCTACGTCACCATTGTTGAACGTACTGTTATGTGTTTAGTTGGCAGCTTTAAATTCCTGCCACCAGATCCTCAAGCATTTCAATCTATGGTGGGTAGCCATAAATTCTCTCCGAATAAAGGACGCTGTTTTGACTGGCGATTATCTTCCCTAACAGTTGGGATGCCCTATCTTTTGCTCACACGTTCAACAATGGTGCCCCAAGAGAGACTCGAACTCTCACACCGAAGTACTGGCTTCTAAGACCAGCGTGTCTACCAATTCCACCATCGGGGCATTCATTTGGTTGCGGAGGTTGGATTCGAACCAACGATTTCATGGCTTATGAGACCAGACGGATAGACCACTTCCATACTCCGCTATAACTTATCTACTTATATGGCTCCGCATTAGAGAATCGAACTCTACTAACCAGTGATTAACAGTCACGCCCATGCACCTTGCTCGGGTTTTGCGGAATAATTAAAATTGTGGCAGGTACGGTATCTGGTCATTGTCTAGCCAATGACTTGCCCATGTTCCTTTTACTTTCCTTACCACAAAACTTGGCGACTCGTAGGAGAATCGAACTCCTGTATCCACTTAGACAGAGTGGTGTAATAACCATTATACGAACGAGCCAAAAAATGGTGGAGCAACTTGGAGTCGAACCAAGAATGTTTACCACGAGGGGACGGATTTACAGTCCGCCGATGCACACGCCATAGCATCAATTGCTCCATGATATTAGTTGTATTGTTTTGTTATGGATATCGTTCACCCGATATCGTTTGCTTTTATCGTTGATAACTTATTAGTGTATCCGTCGATACGATTTCATTATCACCAACTCGCGAACCTTGATAGTCGACATCCAGTTCGTTGAGAGTGCATTATCCTGGTAGCACAGAGTTTTTCCAAAACAATACAACTAATACCACATTTAATTACACTGGGATGATTAGCAACAACCATCACCCGATGGTTAACCACGTATTCGTCATACGATTGGTTGCTTCTCACATTATGATCCAACTTTCTCCAGCGTGACCACCGTATCCACCTTTCGGTTTCGTTTCCATCTTTCGTGTAGTTTGGCGAGCGACACTCCGTCGAGTATCCTGAACTCCCAAACCACCTACTGGTTTTGGTAACCCAATGTAATTAAATCTGGTACTCGGTGGGGGAATCGAACCCCTCCTTACTGCCGTGAAAGGGCAGTGTCCTAACCGATAGACGAACCGAGCACATGGTGGTTTTTCTTTATAGTCTGTAGCCACCAAAAATAGACTGCTGCTGTTTTGGCTGTTTAAGGTCTGCCACGGATATCCCTCCACTAAGACCATTGCCCCATGCGTCCGACTTGACGTAACGACTTAGAGAGGACTTTTAGATAACATTATCAACTAAGAACCTTTATTATACGCCACTTTTTAATAAAAGTAAAGCGATATTTTTAATCCCCTATTGCAAGTAGGGTTATTTGCAAGATTGGAGCACGTAGTAGGAATCGAACCTACGAACATCAGTTTTGCAGACTGCTACCTTACCATTCAGTCATACGTGCATATCTGGTACCTCGAGTGAGATTCGAACTCACATTTAAATTTCTCCTTTTGAGAGAGACGACTTTACCAATTTGTCTACCGAGGTATGGTGGGCTGGGTGAGAATTGAACTCACACTCAATCGATTATGAGTCGACTGCTTTACCATTAAGCTACCAGCCCATTACTGGCACGGCATGCAGGAATCGAACCCACATTCGTAGGGTAGAAGCCTACTGTATTCTCCATTATACTAATGCCGTAAAAACTTGGTGCGAGTACCCAGACTCGAACTGGGAAGCCGAAGCGGAAGATTTTAAGTCTTCTATGTTTACCAATTTCATCATACTCGCATTTGGCGGAAGATATAGGAATCGAACCTATCAGCCCATTTCTGAACGAGGGTTTAGCAAACCCCTGTCGCACCTTGCAACACATCTTCCAAGTTACATCGTTGGTCCGTTACCGTTTTTGAATCCTACGGTACCACCCTCGTCTTTGATTCTTTTAATCACGTCTTCAAACAAGATGGGTCTGAAGTCTGTTTGTTCGACGCAGACGCAGTGGTAACGAGTATCAATCTCAGTTGGCTTGTTGTTAAATCCACGAAGCATTACACGATTTGTGTGTAAGTGACCATGAATGTTAACACCGAACCTACCCAACGATTCCTCATGAATAGGTATATGGCTTAAGATCATTCCATTCATTACGTGATATGCACGCAACTCACGAAAGTGTTCACGGTACTCATCATCTCGAAAGATGTCATGGTTACCACGAATCAAAACTTTATCACCATTCAATCTACGCATAATTCCCAATGCTTTACGATTGATAACTACGTCACCAAGATGATAAACTTTATCGGTTGGCTTTACAGTTTCGTTCCACATCTTTACCATTGCCTCATCCATTTCATCTGGATCAGTCCATGGGCGAATCTTTGTGACTCCGTCAACTTCAGTGAATCGGCATACACCAGCGTGACCGAAGTGCGTATCGCTTACTAAGAATACACTTGGCATATACTTCCTTTCTTATCAAGACACTATTATACATCATTTAACTATAAAAGTAAAGCGATATTTTTAATCCCTTTTACTTTATAGGGTTATTGGCGGAGAGCAGAGGAGTCGAACCCCATCCACTTCGTCAGCAGAACCCAGTTTTCAAGGCTGGTCGGGGAACCAACTCCCCTGCATTACTCTCCATAAACTTTGGTACCCCATGATGGAATCAAACCACCTTCTCAGCGTTCGTAGCACCGTATACTATTCATTGTACTAATGGGGCATTGGTACCTCGTGACAGAATCGAACTGCCGTGACTGCTGTGTAAAAGCAGAGTTCTACCATTAAACTAACGAGGCATATATTGGTCCGAGTGGCAGGATTCGAACCTGCGACCCTCTGGTCCCAAACCAGATGCGCTACCAGACTGCGCTACACTCGGATAAAAACTTGGTGCCCCATGACAGAATCGAACTGCCGTAACCTGATTACAAAACAGGTGTAATACCATTATACTAATAGGGCATGGTCCTCAGAACAAGAATCGAACTTGTAATAAACGCTTATCAAGCATACGTTATACCATTTAACTATCCGAGGAATTTGGTGCTGGCTAGTAGAATCGAACTACTTTCAATGGCTCTTCAGACCACCGCTATGACCACATCAGCTAAACCAGCAAATTCTTGGGGTGTCTAACGAGTATCGATCTCGTACTACAACTTTCACAGAGTTGGGTGCTACCACTACACCATAGACACCATAATTGGTAGGAGTACAGAGAATTGAACTCTGATTTGCTGGTTAAAAGCCAGCTACTTTACCATTAAGTTATACTCCCATAAGAGAACACACTAACCCACAATCATGGCAGATCATTACCAGCGGATTGCGATTTACTTAATGTGTTCACTTATGGCACCCGAAATAAGAATCGAACTTATACTAACAGAGTCAAAGTCTGTTGTGCTACCACTACACCACTCGGGAACATTTGGTACGCAAATTTTTAAAGAACAATGGGCACGATGGCCAAAACAAAAAACCCTCTAACTTTTCAGGTAGAGGGTTTTGGGAAATAAACTTTTAGTTTACACTTTACTTTCCAAAACCCCCTCGATCAAACGCATATGATACATTAATCTCTGGGCGTGTGCATGTCCAGCCACTTAAGAGTGGTAGATGCTTATTAAGCTGTCTGGATATGTTTAACGATTTCATAGATTGATTATACTACAGTTTTTGATTAAAGTAAAGCGAAATTTTAATAACCTTACATTTCGTAGGGTTATATAATATATAGGAAAATTATTTCAGATAACAGAAGTTACCAGAAACTATTTGACCATTTTGTTGTTGAAATGTTTTTTGTTCACAAACTTGCACTGGTTGTTGTTGATAAATCACTTGTGGTTGTTGAACAATAACTGGTTGTTGAATTACTACTGGTGGTGCTTCATACACGTAACGTGGGCGACCAAGTTCATAACCTACGATCCCACCAACTATTGCTGGAGCAACCCAATATCCACCACCTCGATAGTAGCCATGTGCAGTTGCACTTCCTGCAACTGCAAGAAACATTAAACTTAGAGCGATCTTTTTCATAGCATTAATTCCTATTGTTAGACCTATTATACTCTATTTATTAATTAAAGTCAAGTCTTTTTGACTTCAATATTGCATTTCTGTAAGAAATCCAAACCGAGAGTATCTCGGTATGATTCTCGATAGTAAACTTTAGTTATACCTGCTCCATGAATTAATTTAGCGCAGTGTATACAAGGAGCATGAGTGCAAAATAGACTACTGCCATTTCCGCTCTCCCCATCACGAGCCAACTTGAGTATAGCATTTGCTTCAGCATGAATAACCTCATCTTTCGTTACCAATTTATATGTTATCCACTCATCATGGAGTTTGTCGGTTTGTTCTCTCCAATCTCCATCATCACAATAGATCTTAGTTTCACATTCATTAGTCCAACCAGATGGCATTCCATTATAACCAATAGAGATAATACGATTATCTTTAACCACAACTGCACCAACATGCAATCGCTGTGCACTAGAAAGCTGAGCAAATCGTTCAGCTGTGTCCATAAATGCATCAATCCATTTTTGTTTCATCGGCCAAACCCAAAAGGACATTTCTTTTCAACTGGTGCTTTCACTTTTTTAACATTCCTGTAATTTCCTGCATTCATCTCAACACTGTATCTTTTAACGAAGTCTTCTCTACTTAAAAGATGATTTGTAATTTTTACTTTTTTGTCAGATAGTGGTATGATGTGGATTAATGGATCTCCCGCATTTAATTTAACGATACATTTCTTTTTAATAAAGACGCTTATGTTAGTTGTTTTTTGAGTTTTATAATCTATAACTGCTGGAAGTATATGCATATCATTAAGGTATGATGTGTTATTCCACATGCATTGATTCCAACTAAATTTTACTCCACTCTTTTCTTCAAAGAACCATGGAGAAATTAATTTTAATTGAGCACAATCAGGATATATTTCATAACCAGTTTGATCTCTACCATGGTATCCAACTTCAACATTAACTGTTGGTACAACATGTCCTGAGATATAAAATTTATTGTCATCAAGCATTTCTATCTGACAATCAAGCCATGAAGGAAATATAAAACCTTCTGCAAATAAATCTCTAAAAC